AGATGGAAAAAGCTAACTAGATGGGTTATCAGCAGATGGCTTATCAGCAATAAGTCTAGCTTTCCACGCAGCTTTGACATCATCAGTCCACGCAGCGTTACATATTGCAGATACTTCTGCTGGCTGTGCTGACAAATCAGTATCTACTAAGTTATCAGAACCATCTAACGTACCAGCGTTTAATACATATCTTTCAAAAGATCTTGCCATTTCTGTGCCATCTTTTTTGATGACTGTTGCTTTACGGACTTGCACCGCTTTGTATTGACCGACAACTTCTATCTTGTCGTATTCGATTGATTCTGTAAGTGCCATTAGGATTAATCTCCGATTAAAACAGGTTTAGGCTTAGTTTATAGACTTAGCTTCGGTCTATGCTGCTTTATAAATTACTTGAAATGCTAAATAAGAACCAGATTGTATATGCGAAGCAGTAGCATTAATCCAACCTGCATTATCTCTAGTAATAAGAAAATACGCAAGAGAAGAATTAGGTATTATCTCTAAAGTTAGTGCCATGTGACTACCAGTACCAGCACTAGAGTCAAGATCAACATTATGAGTAGCTACAAAAGCTTGGTGATTATTATTACCTTCACTACCAGCAGCAGCAGTAAAAGGTAAAGTTATTTGCAATCCACCTGAAAAATTACTACCTTCAAGTCTTAATCTTCCATGCACCGTTACTGTATTTCCAATTTTTTGATAAGATAATATATCTTGATTGCTGTAAAAATATACATTTGTTGATGCACTTGTACCAGTTGGAGTAGGCGAGTGAGTACCTTCCTCATAGTCATTTAACGCATTTGCTGCTGCGGTGTCTCCGTTAAAGGCTAATCCTCCACCATTTAAAAAACTAGCCCTTATAGTACTACTGTTTCCTGTAGCAAAATGTATATGATCTGTAGACCTCATAGATAATTGGTTAGCATTTCCCATGCCAATACCACCACCGCAACCTAAGTAATGCTTAGTAGACCCCTGCTGTTGGAATCTCATGTGCGCACCATTACCATTATCTGTATCAAGAATTACTGGGTTATCGCTGTTATACCCGCTAACTGTTAATAATGAACCATCAAATGTTAATCTTGCTTCACCATTTAAAGTGTTAGCATTTGCATCACCAGTAATAACTCTGTTATCTGCGTTGTTGTTTATTGTTGTACCAGCAGGGATAGATTCAAAACTAGGGTCTGCTCCGTTGTTTGCTCGTAAAAACTTACCATTACTACTACCATCACCATGAGGAAGCTTAGATAAAGCCACAGCCTGATCTGCTATGGCATTAGTGTCAACTGCGTTGTCTGCCAGTTCACTCGCTTCTATCTGGTTTGCTGGTATTTTTGTTTTTGTGATTGCGTCATTCTTGACACCATCTGTTGATACTTGTGTTAATCCCATAGTTAGCTAGGTTTTGGGTACTTGTTTTTAACAGGATCGACTATATCTGTTTTCCATTTTTCTATACCGTTGTGGTAGATGTAATCTAATTGTGTACCCCAATCTGGGTATTCTTTTGCTCGATCATCTTTGTATTTTACAAGAGCATATTCAGCATCAAGCGTAACTCTAGCTGCATCTATATCAGACTGAACTAAAGTAATAAATGAACCATCTTCCCTAACAGCACCTGTGTCATCATCTATGCCTACGCAATCTGGATAAGCTTTATAAATAGCTGGGTGATCGTATCCCATTATGATAATACCTCTTGAACTAATAGACTCGTCGGAACTCTTGGTCTATATATTGCATTAGCATCTTCTTGAGACTTGCCAACATAAACATACGCATTAGTATAATCTGTTGCGTATTGTAATCTATATGTAATTGCCGAAGTTGTATTAGGAGAATCTAAAAATTCGCCATTCATGTCACGAGTCTTAACGTGACCAATACCATCACTATCTGCTTGCATTGCACTTGAACATTGACTTCGACTTCCAGAAGCGTCACCAATATAAATAGCAGTAGAATCCCTTACTAAACGAACCCTACCAGAGTACCCACCATTTGCAGTTGACATAGTACATTTGTAAGAAACAAGAAATTTACTATTAGCAGAAGCAGGGGTAATAGTTACTGTACATAAATCGGCAAAAGAGGTAGATATTCTACTAGCAGTATTTGTTTTTACATCTTGTAAAACTTGTCCCATTTTTGCTCCCAATCCAGTAGCGGTAGCAATACTTGTACTATCACCAAAATGTAAAGTCATTATGATACCTCCGTTAAATTAAACTTATATTTTTTGCCATTGCGTTTGTTCACTAAGAAAAGATCCTCTGCTCCTTCTTGTATAGTATA